AAGGATGCGGTTGGAATTGCCAAGGTGAAGCTCCAAGCGGAGTCCGCCTCCGATTTGTCGAAAAAGGTTGCAGAGTATGAGAAAGAACTTTCTCAACTCAGAAAAGCGACTACTCCAGCGTCTGGACAACCCAAAGGTCCTGCCAAGACTAAAGCTTTTCACGAACTGACTCTTGATGAGCAAGAACGTGAATTGATGAAAATGGCATCCGAAGTTGACAGAGGTTGATTAGTCATAACAAACAAGGATACTTAATTATATGGTAACTACTGGCTCAGTCAGCGCGCAGTTCCAAGCATACTTCTCGAAAGCATTGCTCGAACGCGCAATCCCATTGCTCCAGATGGAGCAATTTGCAATGAAAACCCCCTACCCGACCAAAACGGGTGGAAACAAAACGATTCGGTTCTTCCGCTTCGGCGATCCTAGCATTACTGCGATCTCCGCCTTGTCGGAAGGAACAACCCCCTCTACTGGCGACGAGCGTGATCTCACGCTGTCCTCAGTGGAAGCCACGCTTGTCCAATACGGAAGCAAGATCATCCTCACCGATGTCGTTCTTGCAACCGAATTGTTCTCGCACTTGGCGCAGGCCACCAAACAACTCGGCGAAGATGCCGCCCTCCACGCTGACACACTCTGTCACCGCGCGTTGGTGCAGGACTCCTCGACCAGCACTGGTACTGGTGTAGCTACCAAATCGTACAACCGTTATGCTCAGAACACGACTAACGGAACGACCTGGGCTACTGGTTCAGTTGCTAACGGCGCATTGACATCCACCGACTTGCTCGATGGTGCTACTTCGTTGTTCATCGCTCGCGCTCCTAAGATCAAGGACGGCTACGCGCTTGTTGCGCATCCTGCCGTTATCCGTGATCTACAGCAGGACGATGATTGGTTGAAGGTTTCGAGCTATTCGAATCCCGACGCCATCTTCAAAGGTGAAATCGGCAAGTTGTTTGGCGTTTCGGTCATTTCTTCGACTAACGTACAAACCTTCAATACCTCCGCTTCTGGCATTGCTGAGAACAGCGTTGGAACAACTGGTGTTAACACTGGTTATGCCAACGTCCTCCTCGGTGGTGGCGCGTTCGGAGTTCCTAGCTTGTCCTCATTGGCAGCCTCTGGCTCGCCCTTCGCTCCGAAGGTGTCGATCCTTGATGCTCCAGATAAGAGCGATCCTTACGGACAGCGCATCGTAGCGTCCTTCAAGACGTTCTATGCGGCCAAGCAACTCGATCCTCGGTTCTTCCGAGTCATCGTTGCGAAGTCCAACTACAGCTAATAATTAAATGGGAACCCTAGTAATCGCTATGGGTCCTCGGAAAGCTGGGGAGGGTCAAACCTCCCCAGCCTCTTCCTCATCTGAAAAACCTATGAATAAAATGATGAAGTCTGGAATGGTGATGCTTCCTGTTTCCAAGTTCGAGATGAACGATGGCAGCGAGAATGTTTCGCCAGAAGTAGGTGATTCTGTTGAACTCTCTGGAACTATTGACATGATCGAGAATGGCGTTGCCCACGTTAATGTGGAACACGCCATGAGCGAGAATGAATCCAAGGACAAGTCGGAAGACATGGCCGAAGGTGAAAACTCAATGTCCGAAGAGGAAAAGATGATGAAGATGGCCGAGGAGTCGGATAAGGAAAACTATAGCTAATGCCTATTTACCAGTACGAAGACTCCAGAAATGGGAAAGTTGTCGAACTGGAAAAAGCTGTAGCCGAAAGGGACTCTGTCCCTCGTTACCTTAAACGATTCACCGTCCCGCAAAGATTGAGCCTAGTGGGGGTTGGCGAACCCCTCGACAACCCGCTGGGAGTCAATCAAACAAACTTGATGAAGGGGTACTACCGCCAAGAACAAAAGCTTGGCAGTAGATTCAAAAGTGAGCATACGCCAGATAGCATCAAACGTGCTGCTCTAAGGAGAAAAAAATATGGCGAATGAATTTGTAAGAAGCACAAGAAAAGCCAAGGGAAAAGCTATCCGCTTTGATACCCAGGGCTTCACAAACGTGTTTGAGATTACAGCAAGTTCCAGCGGTGGCACAGTTAATACTGTTGCAACAGCCACTGCGTCCTTGAATGTAACTCTTAACGGCACTTCCTATCGGATTGCCCTCCACACCTAATGTCACGCGCATTAGATAAATTCCAGGCTCAATACGGATTTTCCGTAGGGACGCAAGGAACAGCTACTGGTGGTTACTGGGCAATCCAGATGCTTTCAGATACCACGTTTAGCGCGATTAGCGGTAAATATGATGGCACTCTGACTGGCGTTACGATTGGCTCAGGCAACATCATCTATGGCGAGTTCGACAGCTACACGGCTGGAACTGGCAAGGTGATCGGCTACATAGCTGGTTAATGATTCAAGCAACCACACCGCCAAAGGTTCTACCCCTTGGCGGGTGATTGCATTTTAATTATATGCCAAGACTATCTCTAGGATTGGGCGTGCAATCTCTTCGTAAAATTAAGAGTGGAGGAGGAACACCTCCATTTGGCCTGCCAGCACAAATTATAGTTTCTGGGGCAGGGGTTGCGAATGGAACATATACAAAAACAACTTTAGCTGGAGTTAATACTCCAGCACCAAATTCTGGAACATATAATTATTTATTAGTTGCTGGAATATTTTATATTACCTCACCTGGAAATACAAACTTAAATGGCGATTATGCTGGCAATGATTGGGTTCTAGCTTCTGGAAATGATTCAGCTACAATTTATTCAGAAAATACAAGTACAGATGCAAACAATGTTCCGACAACTGGATGGTCACCATCAATTACAATTACAGCAGCGTAATATAATACTATGCCAAGACTATCTCTAGGATTGGGGGTGCAATCCGTTCGCAAAATTAAGAGTGGAGGAGCACCCAAACCAACAGCGGTACTTATTTCTGGTGCTGGAGAAATGACATCTAATGGTAATTATGTTTGGGATGGGGTTACTCTTGTGAATGGAGAACGATATTATCAAACTTTTCCCAATTCAATTTTTTGGTCAAGTTCAGAGGGCTATTGGTTTATTGAGGACACTATTTTTGATGATAATACCTATAGATCTTCTGATTTAATTACTTGGGAAGCAATAAATGGTTCTGCTGACCCAAGCCCAACTGGAACATTGTCTTATTCTTAAAATTATTATTTAATTTACACAATGAACTTTCTCGCCATCTCCATCCTCTGCCTAGCCCTTGCATCCTGCTCGCCACGCAAGGTTGACAGCAACCCGCTTCCTGTATATTCTGACATGGGCGCAGCATCTGACCTGGGGGCTACTAAGCCATGAGTGAAGAACAAGTTTGGAATATGGAGGTTAGGCTAGCCAGAATGGAAGAGCGTCAAGTCCAGCTTTACGCTATGGTAGAAAGGTCACTTGCTTTCCACGGGGATGTTGCTAATAGATTGAGTGCGCTAGAACACCTGCGGACGAAGGTTCTGGCTGTAGCTGGGCTAATAGGGCTTGCTTGCTCAATGGCCTGGGATGTCCTTAAAAACCGATTTAACTGATAGGGAGATAATACAATGGCTTCATTTACCGCAGGAACAACCTTTGTTGACGGAGTATCCAATGACGTAACAGCCGCCAAGCTAGGCGCGCTCGTTACCAACGCCACGCCCACCTCTGGCTTTATTCAAGATCGTACTGCTGAGACTGTTACTGCTACCAACGACACGCTTTTAATTGGTGACGCTTCCGACTCAAACAACCTAAAGCGCATTACGGTTGCTAACTTTGCTCAAACCTTGCCAACGGCCAAGGTAACGACAGGCACGATTGATACAGGCACGTTTGGGACTACGACATCGACAGCCGCTACGATTACAACTGGAACTATTCCGACCCTTACTACTGGAACGACTACTTCAACCGCTGCAACGATTACTACTGGCACAATCCCAACCCTTACCACTGGGACGACTACTTCAACAAATGAAGTTGTTACGAATGGCACAATTACAAACCTATCCGCAACTACCTCCACATTCCTTGGAACAATTACTGGATCTACCAATGTGGTCAACATTGGCAGTGGACAGATTTATAAGGCCGCCAATGGTAATGTTACGATTGGAACAAATGACGCTGGAGATACGTTACGCTATCTTGATATTCAAAATACAAATTCATCCGCAAATGCTGGTGCAATTTTAAGATTGATTACAAGAAATGTTGCTGATTCTGGAAATACACCAGTTGATATTGTGAAGTATAAAACTGGTGGATTTACAATATCAAATGCTGAAACAAACGCAGCAGCGTTTACTTCTTTTAATGTAGGCGCATCCGAACGCCTCCGCATTGATTCGAGTGGCAATGTTGGGATTGGGACTGCGAGTCCTAGCCGTCAACTAACTGTTTCTGGAGCAAGCGCAGCATTTGGAATAACATCAACTGCTGCTGGTGGGAATACTGTATCAATAGATCCAGCAACTACTGCAAATAGCAACATAGCTCAAATTGATTGTTCTGGTGCAAATGCTTTAAGATTCAATACAAACTCAGCAGAACGACTCCGCATTGATGGAGCAAACGGAACTCTTACATCGCAACCAACATACGATAATACTGCTGCTGGATCTACCGTTGTTGTTACATCTGCTGGGCTAATCAGAAGGACATCTTCATCCTTAAAATATAAAAAAGATATTGAGAACTTGGATTCTTCAATTGTTGACAATGCAATCGACAGGCTTAGACCAGTTTGGTATAGAACAAAAAATCCAGAAGGCGACGATAAGTCAACCTGGAGTCATGTTGGACTGATCGCAGAAGAAGTTAATTCTGTTGAGCCAAGGCTTGTAAGATATAAAACTGTTGAAGTTTCAACAAATGAAAATGGAGAAAGAATTGAGACTCAGCTTGAAAATCCAATTCCAGAAGACGTTGATTATGCAAGACTTTCCGTAATTTTATTGTCCGAAGTTAAGGCTCAAAGAATTAAAATTGCCTCACTAGAAGCAAGGCTTGAAGCACTAGAAGCTAAATGACCCTAACTGAAATCGCTCAGTACGCAGGCGAGAAGGTTGGCAAGACCGATGCCGATACGCTTACCTTCTTGCAGAAGGCTGCAAGCTTGGCCTACAGGCGCGTGTGGGACTTTGCACCTTGGCGTGAGACTGTCACCAACTCCACCTATTCGGTTGGCACAAATAGGCAGATCACGCTAGGAACGAATGTAGAAACGCCTCTTTCCATTGCCTACAACGATGCCGAAGTTGACCCGATTGACCTAGCCACAATCATCAGCCAAGACCCAGGCCTACTTGACGATGCGCGGACTGGCGATCCAGATACCTACCATTTTACAGGCCGAAACAGCAGTGGAGTTGCACAGCTTAACCTCTACCCAAGGCTTGCCACATCTGGCACGATCCCTCTGCGCGTTGTAGAGAAGCTAAAATGCCTTACCAGAACAAACTACATCGTTGACTTTCCTCCCTCCACAGATGCTCTTGGTGACGAGCTTCGATTGCCCCATGTTCATCATTTGGTTCTTGCCTTGACTCACGCAGACGCATTGGAGCGTGAACGGCAGTACACCAAGGCGCAGGTAATTACGCAGGGTGCAAACTCTGATCTTGCAGCTATGGCTAACTACGAGTTGAGCCAGGTTGGCGGCATTAAGCAGATCACTCCGCAGAGCCTTGGCGAGCTAACCATAGAAGAAATGTTCTCAGCTTAAAGTAGGCTTTATGCCTTACTACATAGACACAACAGACGATGTACTGTCAATTGCTGGATCTACCAGCTTTGAGGGCGGGCAAGCTTCTGGAATTTCTCCAAACTTAATTGGAAATAATCAAGCCAGCGAAATTTCCAACATGACGATTAGCCCGTCTGGAATCCTCCAGACTAGGCAAGGCATTGAGACGGTATCAACAAATGTATCCAGCAGTTCAGCAATTCAAGGCATGCACTACTTTGACACGCCAAACATTGAGCAAATTGTTGTTGCTTGCAATGGAGTAATCTTCAAATCAACAAGCGCAACAAGCTTTGCGACAACCTCTGGAACTGTAACAAGCGGGGCTGTACAGGTTGATTTTTCTCAGTTTAATAACAGGCTTTATTATACAGATGGAGCAAGCAATCTATTCTTTACTGATGGAACAACAGCATTTAGACAAGGCACAAGTGTTCTTTCGATAACAGTATCAACCCAGGGATTGGGATATACAACTGCTCCAGCCGTAACAATAGGCGCACCCAACATAGCCTACGGAACAACAGCTAGCGCGACTGCCACAGTTACCAGCGGT